TTGACCTTGTCGGCTTCTAGCTGCTGTAATATCAAAGTCTCCAGATTCAATAAACGCATTAATAGAAGTTGTGCCTGATGAATTAACTTGATCAGTTCCAACTTCGTGAGCATAATAAGTTGAAGCTCCATATTTATTTGTAATACCTAGAATATCTGGAAATACAGGTGAACCTGTAGAACTATATTCTGTTGCGTAAGGCACATCAAATACTCCTGTATCTACATATGAAGTTCTAGCTAATGATGAAGTTGTCCAAACATTTTCTCCATAATTATATGTAACACATCTATCAATTTGATCAGATCCATCTTTTGGATAAAACCAATTTACTTCTCCATATAAAGTATTGTGTTCAGAATATATAATATCAGTTGCATTAAAATTTAGTCCTAGATTATTTCCTGATGTTGTAAAAATAAAATCTTCAACTAAACATGGTAATGATTTGACAGTACCATCAAATACAAAAAATCCACCTTCACCAGACATCCAAAATACTTTACCATCAGAATAACTTAATGCGTGTTGACCAATACATCCGCAGTTAGTACCAACTTGTCTAACGCTAAATGTAAATGGTGGACCAACAAATTGAATTACATAAGCAGAAGTATCAGTTAAAACTAAAGTGTAGTCTTTACCAGATACAGCTCCTACAATTTTATTTCCTTTGTCTAATCTAAAACTACCTGCAGTGTTTATTGCAGTTGGTGCATATGTATTTAAATCTTCTTGATTAGAAAATCTTATAAACATTGGATCTTGTGTTGTTGGATCGCCAATAGTTGTTTCGGTTCCAAAATGAAATAAGTGTCTGTCTCTATCTGAGACTTGTGTTAATCTTGATGCAGTTGGGTTAGCTGAAGTTGAAAAACCAGATGTAGATTTAGATGCTCTAATTTCTCTAGCTCCAGATGCTCCTGCATTCCAAGTAAAAGTTTCTCCATCTCTAATTGTTGCAACAAGAACTTGTCCATAGTTATCAAGACTCCAGTTTCCTGGATCCAGAACTACATCACTTGTAGTTCTTTCAGTTCCCCATGTTGAAGCTCCCCATGTTGATGTACTCCAACCATAACCTAGTGTTTGAAAAACAGGACCAACTTCAACGTAAGGATTAACTGTTGCTGCACCTGCAGCAGTCATACCACTTCCACCTTCATTTCTTACTGCTTGAACGGTAAATTTATCTACAGTTGCAACTGTTAAAATTTCATAAACTTTTTCTAATTCTGATGCTGTGTAGTCTGATGCACCTGTAACAGTTACACCAGATAAAGTTACATATCTTCCAACTTCTAAATTATGTGAGCCTTTGTTAACTTGTAAAACATTTGAACCATTAACTGTTGTTAATGTACATCCAGTTATAGCTGTGTCTAATGGTGTAATATCAAAAAACTGTTCTCCATAATATATAAATAAACCTTGTGAAGTTCCAATAGCTGCATATCTTTCACCAGCTAAAGATGTCCAGGAGTGTTGAGCACGTGCTGCTCCAGGTAAAGTTTCTCCTGCGATAGATAATTGATTCCAACCACCTATTTTTTCAGGTAGTCCATATCTAAATCTAACAAAATCACCATCTACCCACTGAGATTCAGCTCCTGAATCCGTGACCATTTTGTTAAAACCAGGCTTGAAATTTAATTTTTGTAGCATATAGTAGGTTATATATCAGTTTTATAGAGAATGAAAGTATCATAATTATGGACCATTTGGAAGCAATTGTAGAAATTAAAAAGATAATAAACCCTGATCTTTGTGACGAAGTAATTACTATTATAGACGAGAAAGCAAATAAACATCTTACAATTGAGGAAGATAAATTAGATACAAAAATACGAAATGTTTTGGGATATACTTTGGATTCTAAAAAAGATAAATCTATTTTTAACAAGATAAAAAAAGAAATAGAAAAACTTCATTTATTTTACAAAGTTAAATTTCCTAAAATTGACAATACTAAAACAAATCAAATAGATATATTAAAATATGAAATTGGTGGTGAATACAAATATCACATAGATACTTACACAGATTTTACCCGATCCCTTAGTGTTATTATGAATTTAAATGATAGCTATGAAGGAGGAGATTTAGTGTTTGGTGATCAAAAAAATTTTGAAATTAAGAGATTAAAACTTGATAAAGGTTCTATTGTATTTTTTCCAAGTAATTTTATGTATCCACATGGGATAGAACCAATAACAAAAGGGACTAGATATAGTATAGTTTCATGGCTCCAATGATTAGTTTATTAAATAAAAACAACAAACTTGGCGAACACAAAAATAGTTTACTTCTTACGTACCCTAGAACAATAAATATTATTTTTGGTCATTATCCTTATCCAGAAGCTATTCATAATATGCTTATAGGTATAAAAAATAACTTAGATCCTAAAATGGAAAACTATACTAATGTTAAAGGAGGAATGACGGATTGGAATCATTTTATAGGTAAAGATGTATTTAATCAATTTATGGTTCACTTAATTAATAAACATCAAACTACACATCCAAACCTATTTGAATATTTCTTAGAAAGAAATACAATTGAAAATGCTTGGGGAAATGAAATAAAACCAGGAGATAGTTTAAATTATCATGAACATTATTCTACTCATGGTATTTTGTATTTAACTGATGGATGTGATTTAATACTACCAGAGTTAAATATAAAAATAACTCCTAAAGCAGGAGATTATTATATATTTCCTCCATGTATTACACATGGATTTGATGTATATCAAGGTGATAAAAATAGATATAGTTTGATATTTAATATTACACAAAAAGATAGTAGTTTTAATGTAGATAAAAAAATAGAAAAACTTAAAGAAAAAACAAATGTTTAAACCATATAATCTTTTTCCTACTAATGTTTGGGAAGGTATTTTTCCTAAATACTTATTACCATTAGAAAAACCTTGTGATGATATTATTTCAGATTTAAATTTTGATGGTGTCAATAAAAGTTTTCAATCAGAAGATTTACAAGATCATAAAAGTTTTCAATCTTTAAAAGATGATATAAAAAAATATTCAATTGATTTTTTAACGTCTACAGGATCTAAATTTAATGATTTAAAATTCACTAGTTTATGGCTTCAAGAATTTAATTCTAATGGAGGAGGACATCATACACCTCATGTTCATCCTAATACTCATGTTTCTGGTTTTTATTTTTTAAAATGTAGTAAAGAAACTTCAAAACCTATTTTTTATGATCCAAGACCTGGTGCAGAAATGAACAAACTTCCCTGGAATCAAGACAAAGACATAACCCTATCATGCGTTCCAAGTATTAGCTTTAATATTATACCTGGCACTATGATAATTTTTCAATCACATTTAAATCATGGACATTCAACAGACATGGGAAGATCTCCATATAGATTTATACACTGGCACATGAAAGCAGAACAACATGACTAAAGAAAAAACATATACAATAGAAAATTTTGTAGGAATATACGACAATTACATTACTGATCAAGAATGTGATAAAGCTATTAAATTTTATGAAGATCAAAATAAATTTAATCGTACATTTAGTAGAATAAATACTGAACAATCTTCTGTTTTACATAAACAAGATCAACAGTATTTTGCTGCTCCAGATAATATAGATATTTGGTGGAGAGAATTAAAATCTATGATGGTTAATTTTGATATGGCACTTCAGCATTATCTTGAAACTACAGGTGGAAGACATGCTTTTGATAATGGGCCATTTCATTTTACAAATTTAAAAATACAAAAAACTTTACCGACAGAAGGTTATCATACTTGGCATATAGAACATGCTAAAGGTTATGATAGTGAAGCAAGAGCTTTTGTTTATTCTATATATTTAAATGATGTAGAAGAAGGTGGAGAAACAGAATTTTTACACTTCTCAAGAAGAGTAAAACCTAAAAAAGGAAGAATAGTTATTTGGCCAGCTTCTTTTCCATATCTTCATAGAGGTAATCCACCATTATCTGGTGAAAAATATATTCTAACTTCTTGGATGAATTTAAGATAATTACGAAGAGTAAGAAGTAGGTCTTGAACCTTTTTCTGATTCATCTCTATCGTCTGCGTCCCAATCAGATTGTAATTTTAATAGATGAGCTGAATCCCATCTAGAAGAAAATTGACTTATATCTCCTAAGTCTGCTTCTACATAACTACAGTGAGGAGTTCCATCTTTATGTTCTACTTCATCTGAAGTGTTAGATGCTCCATATTGAATAGCCCAAATATTTGAAAATTTAGATTGATTCCAAAAAGAATCATCTGAAATAATATATCCAACACCTTCAGAAGCACCTTCTGCGTGATTTTTAATTATCATCTTGTCTTCAAATACTATTGTCCAATTTCCTTTACTTGCCATTTTTTCTCCTAAGTTTTAATTACGTATATAATTGTTAAATAAGGTTGTAAAACTGATGGGTTAGCTGCAGTTCCGCTAAAGTTTGCACTCATATTATGAGAGTGTCCACCACCTGAACCTGCACTACCTGTGTTTCCATTATTTTGACCACGTGGATATCCACCACTATTTTGTACACCACAAAATCTATAGTTAAAACTTGCAGCATTGTGTGAGTGCGATGCAAGCTGTGATGTTGATAAAGTTGCGTTAGCTGTTGAACCAGAAATGTTACCCGCTGGTGTTACAGAAACTGTGTTTGCTCCACCAGTTGATGCTAAAGCTTTGTTGTTTGATTTTCCAACTGCTACGTTATCTTGTAAGTTTGGAACGTTAAAAGTAGATGAGCCGTCTCCAGTTCCATAAGTTGTAGCTACAATTGCAAATAAATCTGCGTAAGTTGATCTTGAAACTGCTTGACCATTACATTCTAAAAAACCTGTTGGTACTGACGCAGAAGACCATGGCACAATAGTTGCTGTAGGAATTCCTTCGATACCAGTAAGGTCTGCTCCTGAAAAATTGTATTTTGTTGCTTCGTAATTTGCCATATTCTATTTCTCCTTGTAAGTCCAACCTGTTGTTGCGTCTCCTGAAAATACTAAACAAAAACCAGCACCTTGTGTATTAACAACAAGGTCTGCTGCTGCGTTAGCTATATTAGAAGAGTTTCTACCAACAGTCAACGCGTTAGTTTGAAAATCATAACCTTGATCAATAAAAGATACTTCATCCCCAGCACTTGGTGATGCTGGTAGGGTTATTGTAACTGCTCCACCATTTGTATTTACTAATAGCTGAGCTCCAGCTTGAACTGTTTCTGCTGCTGATACTGCTCTCCATTTTTTAAGTTCACCTGCTTTTACAACATTAGTTCCATCAGAATATAAAGTGTAAGTGTGACCTTCACATAATAGTACACCTGTTCCAGATGCAGTTTTAAAAGTTAAAGTAAAACCTGCGTGATTACATGCATCTTCAACAACATAAGTTTTTTCTATTGAATTTGGAATAGTAACATTTACGTTTGCTTCAAGTGTTCCTGTTAATTTAATAACTTCATTCTTACCATTTGATAAAGCACCATTTGTAAAAGTTAAAGCTCTAGATGCGTCAGTTACATTAAATGCGTCATAACCACCAATTGCTTGTTCAAGAATTAGTAAGTTAGTATTTGTAATTTGTCCCCAAGTTCCTGAGTTTTCCCCAGTTGCTTGAACTGTTAATTTTAAACTAGCTGATGTTGAATTTGCCATAATTTAAATTCCTTATTTGTGTTTACTTTACTAAAAAATTGAGTTTGTGTCAAACTCATTATGCAGCTACTTCTTGCCATCCTGGAGGAGTTATAGGCGCTGTACCTGTGTTTACTTCATTCCAGATTAAAGCATTACCACTACCTTGTGACATAGTCAAGGCATTTCCTGTTAATAGTACGTCTACATGTATAACAGCTGTTACACTAGCTACTCTAGCAAGAGCAGGTAAACCTGTTAAAGGTACCTCTTGACCAGGAACTACTACAACACTTCCTAAACCTGCAGACATTGCAATACCTGTTACATTTTGTGGAACATCTCCTTGCATTCCTAATGTACCAGTTGACATAGTAGCTAACTGACTTAATAAGTTTGCATCAGGAGCAGGATCAACAGCACCTAATGTAGCAGCGGCAACATTTAAAGTATTAAGAAGAACTACTGATTCACCTGCAAGTGATAAATTACCTACAGCTCCAGTCATTGCAATTCCAGTTACATCAACGTTTGCATATTGACCTTCAACGCCCCATGCGTTTTCATTCCATTCTTGTCTACCCCAACCTGTTTGATTATAAGCTTGAACAGAACCAAGACCCATTGTTGCATGATTAGTTGTAAGCATTGCATCAGGACCAGCATCAGCTGCTCCTAAAGTTCCACTTAAACCAAAACCTATAGGAAATACTTTTCCTTGAATATCAATAGCTACACTATTGAGTGCTCCAGTTATTGTTTGATTATTATTTGTAGAGTTTGTTGCAGTGGCACCTGCAGTTACAGCTACGGTTCCTATATTAAAAGATGCAGAAATTCCTGTTGGAAGTGCAGTACCAAATTCACCCCAGGCATTTATGCCCCATTCAATACGTCCCCAACCTGTATTTATTTCACCTGCGGCTTCAGTAGTTGTACCAATAACACCAGATAAACTTATCCCTGTTAATGTAAATGTAGGATTAGCTAAATCGTTCCATTGGTTTTGGCCCCAAAAGCCTGTATTCCAAGTTCCTGATGCCATAGGATTTTAACTCCTAT